AAGCGCCTTATCGAGGTAAACGAGAACCCCGACGCGAAGGATAAGGCCTACTCTACGGCCCAGATCGTTAAAGCCGTCTTCGGCGACATCTACGGCGAACGGCTCCGCGAGACGAAGGAGAAGGCCGATAACTGGGCCCTAAAGAACGCCCAGCTCCGGGGCGAGCTTCTCGACCGGAACTCGATCCTACGGGGTATGGAGCATATCGTCGCTGCGACGGCCCGGCTTATCGACGCCTCTAGCCTTTCCAAGACCGAGAAGACCGATCTCCGGAATACCCTAGCGACCTGGCCCGTAGTTGTTCGGGGAGTAGCTGAGAAGCAGTCGCACGAAATCGCCGTCGGAAGTAAGAACGGGAAGGAGGGAGGAGAAAATGGCGAAGAAGAGGATTAGGCGCGATCCGATCGAGGCCGAGACGCGGGACGAGGCGAACTGGATCCGCTCTCTTCTAACCCATTTCGCCCCCCGTAAACCGATCGCCCCGAGTAAGTGGCAAGAACTCTACCGGTTCGCTCCTCCCCATTCCCCGAGAGCAGGAAAGTGGCATAATGATCCGTACCAAGTCCAGCCCCTCGATACGATCCTCGAAGAAGGGGTCGCGAGCCTAACCCTAATGTGGTGCTCCCAATTTATCGGTAAGTCGAGCATCGTTGAAGGGATCCTCGGCTGGCAGATCGACCAGGATCCAAGCGCTTGCGTCGTCGTCCATCCGACCGGCGATAACGCGAAGGTCTGGTCTAAAAACCGGTTTACCCCGCTAATCGAGAGTATTCCGGCCCTAAGAAAGTTAGTCGACCGTAAATCCCGCTCTAATATCGGGTCCGGCGAAAACACTGTTAGCCATAAGCTCTACCCCGGCGGCTACATCGTCGCCGGAGGCGCTAATAGCGCCGCCCAGCTCTGCGCCCATACGGCCCGGATAACCTGCTTCGACGAGACGGACCGCTACCCGGCGATGGTCGGGAAGGTTAACCGGGAAGAGGGCGATGTTATCGTGTTAGTTGAACAGCGCTCCGCCCGGTTCCGGAACGCCTTCTCGATTAAGACGAGCACTCCGACGGTTAAGGGTTTTAGTAGGATCGAAGAAGAGTTCGGGAAGACGGATAAGCGGAAGTGGTTTGTAAAGTGCCCGAACCCGAAGTGCCGCCTCGAATTCGTAATCCTCTGGAACCATATAAAGGTTCCCGAAGAGAAGGACGCGAAGGGAGAGATCGTTTCCCGGTATACCGCGAAAGCTTACTTAGAGTGTCCGAGCTGCGGTACCCATTATAACGACGACCGGAGGCAGGAGATGGTCCGGAAAGGCCGATGGATCGCTACTAATCCGGAGGTTAAGAACCATCGGGGCTATTGGGCGAACGCCTTCATTGTACTCGGTCCCGGTAAGGCCGGGTACGAGAGCTGGATGCATTACTTCTGGGACCGGTACCTAGCGGAGTCGGCGATGGGTTCCCGGGCGCTCCGGGAGTGGCAAAACTTAATCTGCGCCGAGACCTACGAGATCGAGAGTATTCCGCCGCCCGACTTTTTGACGTTGTATAACCGGCGCGAGTATTACGACGAGTTCGAAGGGGAGATCGTTCTCCCGGAACGCGTCCTGTTACTGACGGTCGGGATCGACGTCCAGCGGGACCGGGTCGAGATGGAGACGGTCGGTTGGGGTCTGAACGATGAAAGCTGGGGGATCGAGTACCGCGTCCTCCGGGGTAACCCGCAACTCCCGAAGTTCTGGGACGACGTCGATACCTACATAAAGAAGACCTTTCGGCATCCCTCGGGGCATATCCTCTCGCCCTACTGCACCTTAATCGATACCGGCGATAAACCGCATCCTATGTACGCCTTCGTCCGGAAGTGCGCGCCCCGGCTCGTCTTCGCGAGTAAAGGCTTTCAGGGGTTCCAGCCGAATTGGTGCAATCGGTCCGGCGGTTCTAACCAGCGGCTCTTTATCCTAAAGACCGATACCCCGAAGGAGAATCTCTACTCGAACCTCCGACTAACCGATTACGGGCCCGGCTATTGCCACTACCCCTCGAACGACGCTTCGAATTACGATACGACCTATTTCGACCAGTTAACGAGCGAACGTTTAGTACAGACTAGCAACTTCCCCCATTTCGAACTTCGCGCTTCCCATATCCGGAACGAGTCGCTCGACGTCCGGGTACTGGCGATGGCGGCGCGGGAAATCGCCGATCCGGATTGGGAGAAGACGCGGGCTTGGATCGCGTCGCCCCCGTCTAAAGATTGGCGTCCGAAGCCTCCGCCGCCCCCGGTCCCGGTTCCTCCGCTCGTCGTCGAAGACGGGTCGCTCGTCCCGAAAGAAGCTCCAAGGCCAGAACTTGTAGGGGCGAATAGTACTTCTCCTCCGTCTGGGCCGCGCCGTATTTCGGGTACTGGTTGGTCCCGGCCATTCTAATGGCGGAAAAATCGGTCGAAGAAGAGAAATTCTACTTTAACGAAGAAACGGTCTTAACGTTGTACTTCCGTTGGAAGGAAGCGAAGGAGGACCTCGCCCTTTTAAACGAACTCCTTCTTTCCTGTCTCCCGATCGTCGAGCGGTTAATCTCGCTCCGGGGAACGACCGATTTCGAGAGCGTCGAAGAGTTACGGAACCGGGCGCTTCTCCGGTTAGCGAAAGGGTTCCGGCGATGGTACGATCCGGCGAAAGGCCGGATCTTTACCTTTATTACGAAGACGACGGAGCATGGTCTCGTCGACGCCGTTCGCCGCCGTCGGCGGGTTTCCTACCGGTATCTCCCGTTCGACGATCTTCTCGAAAATTCGGTCCGCTTCTCGGTAAATGGGCAGGAGCACGGGCAAGCGGTCGACGATATAGCCTACCGGGTCCGGCGGATCCGGACGCTCTCGGTTTGCCCTTTCGAGCAAGAGGCCCAGCGTTACCTCGTCCGTAATCTTCTCGAATCGAATTTCGCCTTCCGTCGGCACGAGGCCTCGGACGCGATCGTCGTCGTTTACGGCCTAACCCCGGAGCGGGCCCGGAAGCTTTACGATATTACCCTTCTCGCGATCCGGCGCGTTTTAATCGATAAGCGGAAGCTTAAGCCGATCGTCGCCGCCGATCTAATCGGGACCCGGGGCCGGGCGCTTCTCCGGTACGCGAACGTTCTTACCCCCGACGAATTCTCCCGGCTCGCTTACCTAATGCGGAACTTAGCCCCGGCGATTATCGAGGAGGGGGAATTTACCCTAAAGGAGATCCTTTACGGCTCCGAGCGGGGAGCCTACCTATTCCGGGGCGAGTTCCCGCTAAGGGTTCCCTTATTCGAGGATACGGCGGTTTAAGCGAACGTAGTTACCCCTTAACGATGTATAACTCGCCGCTAATTCATCCCGTCTTCCCCGATCTCCTCGTCGCCGGAGATTCTTGGGACGTGACGATGCCCTCCGGGGAATACGGCGGGGGGGATTGGACCGCCATTTTAACCTTCGGAGCCGGAGAAACGAAGCTCGTCTCGACCGCGATTCTCGACGGGGATAATTTCCTCTGGACGATAGCGGGGACCGAGACCGCTCCGCTCGCGACCGTCGGAATAAATCCGTACTTGTTTACAATAACAGTAAGCGACGGCGTTCGCCGGTATACGGTCGATACGGGCCGGGTAAACGTCATTCCCGATATTACGACGACCGCGAATATAACGGGGACGAAGACCAACCTCCAGCTAATGCTAGAGGCGTGCGATAAATGTCTTACCGCGCTTCTAGGGCAGAAGACCACGATGGTTCAATTCGCGGGCCAGATGTACCAGTTCCACGAACTCGATAAGCTCTTTAAAGTCCGCCAAGCCCTCGCCGCCCAGGTCGCCGACGAGGCGGATTCTTTACGCGGCGCTTCCGCCTACCGGCAGTTCGTCTCGACCTTTATCGAGTACTAGAATATGGCGATCCTTTCTAGCCTTCGTAACCTTTTCCTCGGGCCGCCGGTCTCGACGGCGATCCCGGAGATCCGGCTTAAGGAACGCAGTATCCCCGGGGATACTGGACTTCCGTCGATTTCGCCCGGGACGCTCTGGTCGAAAGAGGACGCTTGGCTCGACCGGGCGCTTAATCCGTACAGCGAGCGTTTATACGACGCGGCGGCGGTCCGGCCCTATACCGCCGACTGGCAAGGGTTCGCGACGTCCGGTTCCTACGAGATCCTAAACGCCTGGCGGAGGATCTGCTATCTAGCGCGGGATCTCGAACGGAACAATAGCCACGTTATCGCCTTTCTCCGGGAACTCCGGAATAACGTTCTCGGCTCGACCGGTATCCGGATGCAGCCCCGGGTCCGGCTTCAGCGGGGCGGTAAGCTTAATAAGCCGTTGAACGCCCTAATAAAGGAGGCGTGGCTCGATTTCCGGAGGAGCGGGGTTTACGAGGTAACGGAACAGTGGTCCGGAGCGACCCTCGACGAGATGTGCTTACAACGGATGGCGACGGACGGCGGAGCCCTCCTTAAGCTTCATCGGGGCTATCGGGGTAACAAGTACCGGTTCGCGGTCCAGGCGATGGAGGTCGACTCCCTCGATATAATGGCGAACACCTCGAACCCGCCGAACGCCAACCGGATAACCACCGGCGTCGAGACGAACGATCTCGGAAAACCGGTCGCCTACCACTGCCTCGACTTCTATCAAGCGGACCTCTGGTCGAACCAGATTACCGGTAAACGGGTCCGGATCGAAGCGGAGGATATGCTTCATCTCTGGCTCCCGACTCGGATTACCGCCGTACGAGGGATCTCGTGGTTTACGTCCGCGATGATCGACCTACGGATGCTCGGGAAGTACGAGGAAGCGGCGGTTATTAGCGCCCGGAATGCGGCGGCGAAGATGGGCTTCTACGAGCGGACGATGGACGCTCCCCGTTACGAGGGCCAAGGCCAGCGGCCCGACGGCTCGATTATCGAGGAAATTACGCCCGGCCTAATCGGGGAGCTTCCCCCGGGTTACACGTTTAAACCCTTCGATCCTGGTCAACCGAACGAACAATATGCGCACTTCAAAAAAGGCATTTTGAGGACGATTTCGAGCGGGCTCGGGGTAATGTATTCGAGCGTCGCGAACGATCTAGAGTCGGTTAACTATAGCTCGGCCCGGTTCGGTAAAGACATCGAGAACGAAAACTGGCGTTGTCTCCAGCGGTTCCTCGTCGAACAGCTACTCGCGAAAATCTTTAAGCCTTGGCTAGAATGCGCGGTTCTGGCCGGGATTATCCCGATCCCGTTTAGTTCGGTCGACGCAGTCTGCGCGAGTATCGTTTTTCGGCCCCGGGGATATTCCTACGTCGATCCGACGAAAGAAACTCAATCGGCCCTCGCTTCGATCGACGGCGGTCTCGCGACCCGGCGGAAAGAGCTAGGCGATCTTGGAATCGATTACGACGAGTTTCTCGACGAGGTCGAGGCCGAACGCGACGAGCAGGAGGAACGCGGGATCGTTTTCGTTAACCCCTATTCCCGACAGCCGGAAGTCGAGGCGACGACCGAAGATCCTTCGAGTTCCCCGGGGAATCCTCCTTCGACGGAAAGTAGCGCCTCGACGAACGGTTCGGCGAAACCGGCGAAACGGGTCTAAGCGACGGAAAGCGGGGGCGTAGTTAGGGGTTATGGATCTCCCTCTCCAGTTTCGCGCTTTAACCCTAGTCCCCGAGAATCCGGTTAATCTCGAAGAGCGGACGGTCCGGATGAGCTTTTCGAGCCGGGAACCGGTCGCCCGGTTAGTCGAAGGGAAAATGTATTTCGAGCGTCTCTCGCACGAGGACTCCGCGATCGATAGCGTTCGGCTCGAAAATCGGAGCGTCCCGTTTCTCGATAATCATAATTGGGACCGGGTCGGCGGGAAGGTTATCGAGCACTCCGTCCGGGGCGATAAAGGGTACGCGACCGTGAAGATGAGCCGTAACCCGCTCGGGACCGAGATGCTTAACGACATCTCCGACGGCGTCCGGACCGAGGTAAGCGTCGGGTACCGGGTAATGTCGATGAAGCGGACCGGGAGTATTGACGGGAAGGACGAGTTTACCGTGACGCGGTGGATGCCGTACGAGCTTTCGTTAGTCGGCGTTCCGGCGGACGCGACGATCGGGATCGGACGGGCGGCGGAAGACCTTTATCCGGTCGAAATCGTCGACGAAGAACGGGCCGATAAGGCCGACGACGACGACGATCATTACTCGACGTACGGCGACGTCGAGTACGCCGATAAGAAGAATCATAAGTACCCGATCGATACGAAGGCGCACGCCAAAGCGGCCTGGAGCTACATAAATATGCCGAAGAATGCGGCGAAATATAGCTCCTCGGAACTCTCGACGATTAAGGGCCGGATTAAGGCCGCCGCGAAGAAATTTGGGATCGAAGTTTCCGACGAAGAGCGGGCCGAAGTAGCCGCGACGCCGGGCGTAGTTAGCGAGTTAGAACACCGAAAACTTATGGCCGATAACGAATCCACCGCCGCTAACGCTAAACCCTTCGTTGAGGTTGTCGTGGAGACGCCCGACCAGATCCGCGAGATCGAACTAACCCGAACGCGGGAAATTATGGCGGTCGGGAACCGCTTCGGCGCAATTAAAGAAGCGGAAGAGTACGTCCGTTCCGGTAAAATGCTCGCCGACTTTAACTCCTATATCCTGGAGAACAAGGTCAATACCGCTCCGCCGATCTCGGTCCGGACCCTCGACTCGAACGTCGGGACGAACGCCCGGGAGCGGAAGCAGTACAACCTAGCGAAAGCGATCCTAGAAGGCGCGGAACATATTTCCGGGTTCGAACGCGAGATGTCCTTAGAGGTCGCGAAACAGGTAGGCCGTAATCCGACCGGTTTCTTCATTCCCGAATTTTCCCTTATGCCGCAGGGGATGCCGGGAGTGTACTCCCGGGCCGGAGATCTTCTCGCGACCGGCGGCGCTTCGACCGGCGGCGCTCTCGTCCCAACGATCATCGATAATAGCCTTATCCCGTTCCTCCGGACGAAGATGGTAATTGGGCGGATGGGGGCGACGGTATTCTCCGGTCTAACCGGGAATTTCGCTATGCCCCGCCAGACGTCGACCGCGACGGCGACCTGGAATTCCGAAGTCCAGGACATTACCCGGTCCGGCCAAACTTTCGATCAGGTCGTTTTCCAACCCCAACGGCTCGGCGCGGTTACCGCGTTCTCGAAGTGGCTATTGCAACAGGCCGTCGTCGACGTCCAAACCGTCGTTCGCGACGATCTCCTAGAGACCGTCGCCCACGCCCAGGATAGCGCCGCTCTTTACGGGACCGGTATTAACAACCAGCCGGTCGGAATTTTCGCGACGACCGCCGATACCGTCTGGCCGTCCGCGTATACGAAGATGAGTCCTTCCGTAACCTTCGGGAGCGGGTACCCGACCTGGAGTAAAGTCGTCCAGTTCGAGGGTAATATCGAGAGTAATAATATCGATCTCGACGATGGGACGTGCGGGTACGTTACGAGCCCGAACGTTAAGACGCTCTGGAAGACGATGGCGAAAGTGGATCCCCGGGCGACGAATCAATTTTATCCTTCCTTTATCTGGGAGGACGGAGCGGCTCCGGGAGAAGGCCGGGTAAACGGCTTTAAGGCTCTCGCGACGAATCAGATTACCAACGACAAGGTAGTCTTCGGTCGCTGGCGGGATCTAATCTCGGCGATGTGGGGAGGGATCGATCTAATGACCGATCCGTATACGCTAGCAAGTACCTTCCAGATCCGGGTTATTATTAACCTGATGTGCGACATCGACTTCCGGTACGGCCCCGCTTTCTGCTACTCGACCGACTCGGGGCTCTTCAAGTAAGAGACTTTTCTTAGATAGACGGAGCCCCCGGCGAATAAGAGTACCCGGGGGCTTTTCTTTTCCGGCGGGAGGGAGCGCGTAGTTAAGGGGGAAATGTCCGAAGTCTCCGATAATTTCCTCGACGCCTTCTCCGACGCCCTTTCGGTCGACGGCGACGATATTCTCTTTACCTTCGCCGACGGGGTTCCCCGGCTTATAACCTGTCTCTGGGTTAAGGACGTCTCGGCCTATATGCATACCCATACCCACGGGACGAACCCGGTCCTTTACGAGAACCAGAAGATCGCCCTTATCCGGGAGGCCGACGTTCCGGCGAACGCCCGGATGCGGGCCAACGATTATCTCTTCGTCGGTAATACCCGGTATAAGATTATGCAAGCCCGGTTAAAGGATTCGATCTGGACGCTACAACTAATGATCCTGACGACGTCGTAAACGTATGCCTCTAATCGATATATCGTGGCGGGTTGAGAATCTCGATAAGGTTATCTCGGATCTTTCGAAGATCCCCGGCGGAGCCGCTTTCGCCGTCTCGCACGCCATTATGGATACGCTTCGGGCGGTCCGGACCCAGGCGGCCCGCGCCGCCCGGGAACGTTATAATATTCCGTACGGCTGGGTTTTAAAAGCGTTCGGGACGCCGCGAGTAGCGGGAATGTACGGTCTTCTCCGGAGTACCGGAGCCCGGGCTCCGCTCCACCTTTTCCCCCACTCGGATATTCGACCGAGTGGCGTCCAGGTCCAGGAGGTTAAGGGCCAGACTATGCTTATCCGGCACGCCTTTCGCGAGGCCGTCGTCGGACGCGGAAGCGGGTATACCGGTTACCGGGGCGCTCCAAAGTATCCGATCCACGCGATCGTCGGTCGGGCCGCGCCGCAAATGATCGACGAACAGAGTACCGTCTGGCCGAAGATCGAAGCGTTCGAGCGTTCGAAGCTCCAGGAGCGGCTCGCCCATTACATCGGAGCGATCCTCGGAGGGGATATTAAAGTCTAATGAAAGGGTTCGGATTTACTCCGCTCGATCTCGAACGGGCCGCGATGCAGTCGATAACCGGTTGGGTTAATAATCCGCCGATCCTCGTCCGGAACCCGTACGATCCGAAGGGACCGCCGGTCGTCCCGACCGTCTACCAGGGGCGGATCCCTTCCGTCGACGCCGGGCCCGAGAACGGGCTTCCGCTTTATAAAGCGCCCTCGATTGCCGTCTGCTGTTATGCGATGTCCTATAAACGGGAGAGCGGGGTCGGTACGCTCCACGCCGCGATCTTAACCTGGGACGACGATCTAACCCGGAACGGCTACGAGGACACCGCCAATATCATTAACCGGCTTATTACCGGCTTCTACGAGATCGGCGTTCTCGGCGAAAGCTTTCTTCTTCTCGACGATACCGTCCACGGCGACGTTATCCTCGATCCTTCGGTCGATTTCTTCGGGTATTTTCTCGGAAGCGTCGAAGCGAAATTCGGGTTAATGACCCCGGGAATAAATGAAGGCCCTCTCTATGGCTCGGAAGATTATACCATCTCCTAAACCGAAGATGCGGATTTATACCGGCCCGAATAGCCGCGAACTCGGGCTCCATACCTATATGCGTTTCCCGGGCGAATACCCGGAGCACGTCGCCTCGGCGCTCGCCGAGAATCCCGGCTTAGAATCGTTCTTCGAAGACTTCTCGACCTGGGCCCGGCGGAGGCCTCCGGGAGCGATGCCGCCCCGGACGAAGCCGCTCTTTCCGGGGCCCTCGAAGCTACCGCCGGTCGGTAAAAAGACCTTCTCGCCCTTCCGGGTAAAGTAGCGGCCCGGCGAGGGGGAGTAGCCGTCTCGCGGGGCGTAGTTAGCGGGTAGCTATGGCCGCTAATCCTCGCGACGTTCAAGTAAGTGACGCCCCTACGGCGCTCAAAGTAATAACGCCGGTCGACTCGGCCCATATCGTGGTAGTTGCCGCCGCTCCGGTTCATACCTCTCCGAACTATATCTGGACGACGCCGGGAAGCGGGCTCTCGCCGTACGCGAAGGTGGTAAATGCGCCCGTGAGTTGCCTCGTCCCCGCCGACTTTACGACCGCGCTCGGCTACTCGACCCGGTTCGGTCCCGGGACGACGAATCCTTACGGGGCCGCCGAGGTTTACGATTGCGCGATGGTCGAGAACCGGGTCTCCCCGGTTACGGTTATTAACCCGTTCGACCCGTGGTCGATGAGTACGTTCCGGACGATCGCCGGGCTTACGATTTCCGCGTCGAATACGATCCTCGTCGACGGCGAAGTTATTCTCGCTTCCCTCGTCGTAAAGGGCTCTAGCGGAACGCATTACACTTCGGGGATCGATTATAATTTCTCCTACAACGACGGGACCCTCCTCCAAGGGACGATCTCGGTTTTCGCGAATTCCGCGCTCTCGAACGAGCCGACCGTAACGGTTACCTTCTATACCCCGAACCTCTCGAATATCGATAAGAACGATATTATCGGCGGGGTCGACGTTAACGGGAACTCTTCCGGTCTCGCCGTCCTCGAAAAAGTTTTCCCGGTTACCGATCTCGTTCCGGCTCTGGTATTGACGCCCGGCTTCGGGGCCGATCCCGAGGTTTATGCCGCTGCGAATGCCCAGTGCCAGAACATTAATAACGGGCGGTTCCGGGCGATGTACATCGGGGACATCGACGCCCATAACGTCCGTCAGTACGGCCAGATTAACCTCTGGAAGAATACGAATAATTTCGTCTCCCGGTTTACTCTTGCCGGATGGCCCGCCGTCGAACTCGGCGATAAGAAGTACCACGCCTCCACGATGGAAGCGGTCCTCTGCGCGAATACCGATAAACAATTCGGCGGAATTCCCTACGTCGCGCCGAGTACGAAATCGGCCTCGATTACCGGGACGATTCTCTGGGACGGGACGCCGGTCTTTATGGACCCGACCCAGGCCGATTATATCGAGAATCTCGGGGTCTTTACCTTCCTAAATTTCCGGGGCTGGAACAGCCTGGGCGATTTTACTCTGGCGTGGCCGAACGACTCGGATCCGGTCCATTTCTGGATCCCGATCCAGAGAATGTTCATTTGGTTAGGCAACACGCTTTCTGTAAATTTGCACCAGTTTATTGATTTGCCAGGGAACCTCCGGACCCTCTCTTCGATTAACGAGACGATTCAGGCCTACCTTAATACCCTCGTCCAGGCCCAGGCCGCTTGGACGGCCCGGTGTACCTTCAATCCGGACGAGAACCCGATCGAGGAAATCCTTCGAGGACGTTACCATTTTACGATCCTCTGGTCGCCGCCGACTCCGATCCGGACCCTCCTAATTTCGCTCGTCTACGATACCGTCGGCCTCGCCGCTTCGATTACGAATATCCAGCTCGTTTCCACTTAATCGCCTCCGGCGTAATTAGCCTCGACTATGCAATATCCATCCGCGTGCAAGAACTATAAGGTCTATAACGACGCCGATGCGCAGTTCGTGGGACTGAGCGATATTACCTGCCCAAAGCTCGTTTTTACAAAAAATGATATTAAGGGCGCGGGGCTCGGCGGAAGCTTTAATCTACCGGTCTCGGGTCAAGTAGAGCCGATGACTTGTACGCTCAATTTCCATACCAATACGATCCAGTCGCTCTCGATCTTTAGCGGGGAAGGAGCGCGGATCCGGTGCCTCTCTTCCTTGCAAGTGTACGATACCTCGAAGGGTAAATTCGCCGAACTCCCCGAGGAGGTAATAATGAACGTCGTTTCCGACTCCCAGGACCTCGGGAAACGGGAGAACGCGACGAAGGCGATGGTCGTACTCGAATTCTCCGTCCTCTATCTCGCCCTTACTTTTAACGGTACCAAATATTGGGAAATCGATCCTTTCTCGAACGTCTGCATCGTTAACGGGGTCGACCTTAACGCCCAGACCCGCGCCAATATCGGTTAACGCTTTTCTCATAAGCAAAACCCTTCCCTTCTCCCGAAAAGAGGGAAGGGTTTTTTCGTTTCCGGGGGTTTCGCGTAGTTAGAGGGCGAAAGAAAATGAAGAAGATAGACGCGATCGAGGAAGCGGTTCGGGCTGTCCATACTCCGGGCGAAGTTCCGGAACCTCCGGTAGAAGCGAAGGAGGATACCCGTTACGTTACTTTAAAGAAACCGATTACCGTCGGGAACCGGGTAATCGATAAACTCTTTTGCGACGTTTCGGAGATGAGCGGGGAGCAGTATTTCCGCTTAGTCCACCGCTTCCGGGACGAGAACCATTACGTCTTTTCGACCTCCCTTAATAAGCTCGGGGAAGACATCTTCCAGGGGATGGTCGTCGCCGAGCTAAACTCGATTACTTTCGAAGATCTCCGGAAGCTTAGTTTTAAGGACGTCCACAAGGTTTTCCAGCGGGTGCAAAATTTTTTATATTCTGCGGGGTAAGCCTAGAACGGGCGGCTACTCCGGACTACGACCCGGTCGAGACCTTACGGGGGCTTTATCTCTGCCTCTCGCACGAGCGCGGCGATATAGCGTATTGGCTCTCGTTACCGATCTTGGAAGCGGCGATCTGGATGAAAAAACTTTCCGATCTTCATAAAGAGTCGTCGTAGTTACCCTCCGTATATGGCCGAAGGTAAGGTCGAAGCCTTAAATATCGAGATAATGGGGAAGCTAGACCCTTCCCTAATCGCGGCGGTCAACGCCGCCAAGGCCCGCCTTAAGGAACTCGGAGCTGACGCCCGGACTTCTTCCGAGTTTATGAAGCGGTTCTACGCTCAGGCGTTCGACGGTATGGGGGCGAGCGCGAAGAAAGGGGAGAAGGAGGTAAAGGGCGTCTTCGCCCGGATCGCCGAGGCGGGAAAGAAATCCGCCGAGCATATCTCGCACTCTTTTAAACACGCCTTCCACGAAATCGGGACGGAGGTAATGCGGGGGATAGGGTTCGGGGCCGGGTTCTCGATCGTCGGTAATATCTCTCAGGGGATCGGTAACGCTATGGAAAGCGTTAAGGAGTTCGCCCACGGCGCGGTCGAGATCCACGCCGAACGGGAAGCCCTCCAGTCGACAATCCACTCGATCCTCGCTTCCCAAGGCCGGGGCGGCCAAGCGGCGGCGATGGATATGATGTTCCGGTCGTTCGAGGGCCAGAAGGGTCCCGAGACCTACCAGCAGCTCTCCCAGGCGACTAGCCTTCTTCTCGGCGCGGCTCCGGAACGGTTTAAGACGGTCGGATCGGTCGAGACCCAGTTACAGCATCTCGCCGACGTTTCCCGGGACGCGACCGCCTTTAGCGGCGTTACCCAGGCCTACACCCGCATCCTCGCCGAGGGTAAGGTCGACGCCGCCCATCTTCGGGAGATGTCGGTCGATACCGGATTTAATTTTAAGAAGGCGATGGCGGACGCGTTAAAGCTCTCTCCGGAGCAGTTAACGGACCTAATGAAGAAGGGGAAGATAACCGGGAAGCAATCGATCGATGCCCTAATGAAAGGGATGGAGCTTATGACCGGGCCCGGCGGCGCGGCCTACCAGCACGCCGAAGCCCAGCTCCAAGGGTTAAACGGGATCTTTAAACGCTTCGAGGGCCACTTCCAAGACTTCCAGGATTCGTTCGGGATGCAGATGGAGAACTTTCTCCGCCCGATCGCGAACGAGGTCTTAAAATATCTTACCCCGTCGGTCTTAACCCACGCCTTCGACCGGTTCGAAGGCCTCGCGAAAGGGCTCGGGATCTCGATCTCCTACCTAATAGAGGCTTTCGGTAAGGAAGGGAACATTACCAAGTTACATACGCTAGGCGACGCGGTAAAAGGCTTCTTCGCGACCGTTTTTAATTTCGGTAAGGAGCCGATGACCTTGACCGGGCATATCTCGCCGAACGAGATCGGGGAGATGATGAACCCCCGGTGGCAAGCGAAGCTCGACGAATTAGCGAAGACGGTTAGCGGAGCCGCCGAGACGCTCTCCGGGATTATAAAGGCGATTACCGAGAATTGGGAGAATATTAAGAAGGGGATGCTCGCCGTCGCGGAGGTTTGGACGGCGTTTAAGATTGCGGGCTGGATAAAGAATATCGCCGAGTTTTTCGGAGCCGTCCCCTATATCAATACGGCGGCGATTAACGCCGGAGTTATTAATACGGGCGTCGCGGCGGGAGTCGGACCGGGAGTCGCCGGAGCCGGAGGAGGAGTCGTCGCGGGAGAAGCCGCTACCGGAGCCGGAGGCGCGACCTTACTATCCCGGTTGGGTTTCGGTCTCGGAGTCGGTACGGTTACGTTAGCCGAGTTGGGGATCGCTTGGGGGGTCTCGAAGATGGCCGACGTCGTCGGGGACGCCCTCATAAAGAAATATTTACCGGATCTCGGTAAGGGCCAGACGATAAAGGGCGAGGAATACCGGAGAATCCAGGCCTCCGAGGAGCAAGCCCGTCTACAAGGGGCTTCTCCGGCGAAGCTCGCCCGTTTCCAGGAGACCCTCGATAACCTCTTTAAGGGGATGAATAAGGCGGAGCAGGAAAGCGTCTTCGCCCCGGCCCGGGCCCGGGCGATGAAGGCCTCGCTTATCCCTCAGCCCGACATCCGTACCCAGCGCGAAATCTCTCCTCCCGGAGAGGATAAGATTCGGGGCTCGCTCGATGGAGTCTCGAATAGTTTCGCCGCGCTTCCCGATAAAGCCTCCGGGATTTCGAGTAACCTCGATACCGTCGCCTCGACCTTCTCCGGGTTACCGGGGAAAGCCTCGGCGGTTTCTTCGGCGATCGATTCGTTCGTCTCGGCGATTAACTCGGCGGTCGCGAAGGCGAACGCCTCGATCGCTTCGATTAACGCGGCGGCGATGCTCGTTTAGTTTTCGTCGATTCGCGGGGCGGGGAAGCGAAGACTAGCGTCGTCCGTCTGGAGGAGTAACTCCCGGTTTTTAACATCTTCCTCCGCTATCTCGAAGAGGATCGCGCCCGGTTTTTCCGTTTTAGGTTCGAGGCTAACTCCTCCGTTTTCGCCGGTAAGAAAAAAGGGAATCGGTTTATGGGTATTACCCGCTCCGTCTACCAGTAGGAAGAGGTTACCGAAGTTGAGTGAGGTCGATTCGTGCCCTTGGGTATTACGGATAGTAAAGGCGATCCGGACGTAGAGAGCGCCTTTCGGCGGATGCATTCCCGGAAAATTACCGAAGGATTTTAGGGCGCGGTATTCGGTAATTTCGAAGTGACACCGAGCAGTTTCGAAACTTTTTCTTTCCTCCTTACTAAGGGCTGGAGGAGAAGGTTTATGTTCATTCCAGAAATAGAGCGCGACCGGGATACAAATTATAACCGATAGAAATATTTTTAAGTTTTTCATATACCCTCTCTACATTTCGCCTCGTTTTTTCGTTTTCCGGGAGTCGCGTAATTAGCGGAAAGAGATGGCGACCGTTTTCCAGTACACGACGATCCAAGGCGACGCCTTCGATAGCATCTCCTTCGATCTTTTTACGACCGAGAAGTATATGGGGGAGATTATTACCGCGAACCGGGTCTACGCCGACGTCGTCGATTTCGACGCCGGAGTCGTTTTAACGATCCCGGTCGTAAACGTTACCCCGAACCTTTCCGCCGTGGCCTGGGGGACGCTAACCGCGACCTCGTAATCTCTCTATGATAGTACCGAGTATTACGATCGGCGGTACCCCGCTCCCGGCCCAGATCCTCGCGAGCCTTACCCACGTTACCTATAAGGAGGGGCTCGTCTTTACCGGCGATACGCTTTCTTTCTCGATCTCCGACCCGAAGGGAACCTTCCGGCGCGGCTTCCATCTTAAAGCGGCCCTCCCGGTTACCTGTTCCCTGGCGTCCGGGGGGAAGGTACGGGATTGCGGAACCTTCTATATCCATACGGTCCGGATGAAGGGGGATAAAGGCGGGGGGAGTAATATCGATATAGAGTGTACGTCGATCCCGATAAAGCCGGAGTGCTCGGTAAGGACGGAACGAAAGAGCCGGGCGACGGAAAAGTCGACCTTAAAGGATCTCGCCGCGAAAGTCGCGAAGGAGAACGGCTTAACGCTCCAGTATAAGGCGACCGATAACCCGAAGCTCGACCGCGACGACCAGCATGATCAATCCGACCTCGTCCATCTCGGTAAACACTGCCAGCAGAACGACTTCGCCCTAAAGATCCGGAAGGACGCGATTTGGATCCTCGATCACGAGGCCTTAGAGAAACAGGCTCCCGTCGGCGCGTTCGTTCTCCCGCTTCCCGGTAACCCGGGCGGTTTTAACGGGACGGGAGGGATTATCTCCTGGGAACTAAACGAGTGCGTCGAAGACATCTATAAGGCGGCGGAGGTCGCCTTCAAGGATCACCGGACGGGTAAGACCGTTAAAGAGACCGTTACCGATCCGGGGAACGCCGATCTCGGTACGACTCATCGGGTTAAGGCTAACCCCCACGATAGCGCGGGCCCCAAGTTATCGGTCGATCCGAAGACCGGGGTTCATTACAACCCTTTCCTCCCGCCCGGATCATCCGGCGGTCCGCCGGAGACGTAGTTTTATGGCGATACCGAATCTAAAGCTCGATACCGATCCGACGACCGGGGAACACTTCAACCCTTTCCTAAAAGCTAAACTAGCCGCCGAAGCGAACGGAACGACGTCGAGTATCGAAACCGACTCCGATAAGGTCGAGCGGGCGAAAAAAGTCGCTAAGTCCGAACTTAAAAAGAAGAATCGGAAACGGAATAAGAAAGGGATCGTCGTCCCTTATAACGCGGCGCTCGAATCCGGGACCGTCTACGCGGTTACCGGGAGCCGGAGCGACCTAGACGGGAACTGGCTCGTCGTCGATATGACCCATACTTTCGTTAAAGGCGCGGGAGCGACTTCGACGGTTAACCTGGAGCGGTGCATAACCGCGTTTTAAATATGATCGGACCTTCCTACGGCTCGAACGATTTTAATCAGACCTCGCTTAACCTCCTCCGGTCGGGGACGGTAATCGACCGGCAGTACGGGGTCGGCGGCCCCCAGGTCCGGGTCTCTTTTCCGGACCGGGATATTACTTCGGACTGGATCCCGGTCGCCTCGTCGATGGCGGGAGGGGTAACGACCTACTCCTTACCCCGGATCGGGACGAACGTCCTCGTCGCCCATCTCGGTACCGGGATCGAGAAAGGGGTCGTTCTCGGGAGTAACCCGACGGAGAACGGGGGAGCGATCGGGCCGGGTTCGCCGAATAGCGTCGCGATGTTAGCGGACGACGGCTTCCAGGTCGAGTACAACCCCGATACCGGCGCGTTAAACGTTCTCGGGGCGAAAACGATTACCTTCGCCGCCGGGGGCGATACTCTCCTTTATAGCGAAGGGAATCTTACCGCGTCCGTCGGCGGGACGGCGAATATTACCGCCGGGACGGCGATCGTTAAAGCCGGGAATATTAAGCTCGACGGGAACGTCGTCGTTACCGGGACGCTCGAAGTCGACGGCTTTACGAGTTGTAAGGGCGGAGGAACGACGACTCCGCATATGACGAACGCCGACGGTCTCTCGACGAACTCTTGCTAGCGTAATTAAAGTCGTATGATGCTAGGATGTCTAGGCCCATTACCATTCGTTGCGGGTCGAGGCTCGCTCTTCTCTCCCCATTCTATTAGCAAGGTCCGGAAGAATTCCTGGGCGCGGCATAAGATAATGAACTCGAACGACGTCCTAGAGGATACTGGGGTCGAGCCGATCGAATTATCGATCGAGATGTCGTTCTTCTCGCCGTGGACGTTTTCTCCGGCGGCCTCGTTACCGATGCTGGAAACGTTCGCCGAGTCGAAGTTACCGATGCCCTGCATCCTCGGGAATACGCCCCTAGGCCGGGGCCTACTTACGCTTTTTGTATGCGAATCGGTCGACGCCAAGATGGAGAAATGGTCGGGATCGAACCTAATCGTTATGACGGCGACGGTTAAACTAATCGAGTACGCCTTACCGCCGAGCCCGCTAATGAACTTTCTAAGTAACCCGCTCGGCGCTTTAACCGGAGCGGTTACCGGAGCCGTCTCCGGGGCGATTAGCTCGGTTAGCGGGGCGGTTAGCGGAGCGGCGGGAAACTTTATCTCTTCGATCGGTTTACCGGGACCGGTTGGAAGCGCGGCGGTAAGCGGTCTCGGACTCGGCTCGAACCCGAATATTCTCGCCGCCGGTCCCGCGACTTCCGCCCAGATCGCGGCGGCGAACGCCGCCGGACGAGCGGCGACCGGAGGATAAAGTATGCCCTCGGCCCTAACCCTCTCTTCTTTCGTCGCTAAGGTCGGCGACCAGCTTTTCGATCTCGGGAGCGATTTCCAGTTCGACTTCGAGGTCGAAGCCGGAACGGTCGAGGAAGTCCTCCAGAACGTCTTTAATACCCTTAGTACCCGGCTCGGAACCCAGCGGCTACAGCGGACCTTTGGGCTCGATATGTCCTTTATCGATATGCCCGGAAATATCGCGACGCTTCAGGCCCAAGTCGCTATGCTCCGGGACGTTAGCTATTGGGAGCCCCGGGCGACCTTTAGTAAGATCTCTTTTACTCTCGACCCGGTCGAAGTCCTCGCCGGGGTTTACCGGCTTTACGCCGAGCTAACGATTAATCTCGATCCGGTTTACGCTCTCCAGCTTTTTAAACCTCCGGGCGAAGAGTTGACCTGGGTAATCGACGGGCCGATGGACGGGACGCCGAACGCCGCGACCGCGCAACTCGAAAACGTTACCCTTTAGAGCGCGTAGTTAACGGGCGAGATATGGCTAGTCCTCCTTCGCCCTTCGATAACCTGCCCGAGATCTCCTTCGCGCAAATCGACGTTACCGCGCTCCAGGAAGCGATTATTACCGGCTTCCTCTCGGCTTGGGAAGCGGATACGGGCGAATCGCTTACCCTTCTTCCCTCGGACCGGCGCTACAATTTTCTAAGCTCGGCGACCGCCTGGTTAATAGGGGCGTACGCGACGCTCGATACGAGTGCGAAGCAAAACCTTATCCCCTTCGCGACCGGCGGCTTTCTCGACAATATCGGGGCCTTCTTCGATATAGGGGCTTTTAGCGGAACGCAATCCCGGGGGAAACGGTTACCCGCTTCTCCCGCCGTTACCGAACTCGCCTTCTCCCTTACGGGCCCGGTCGCTTCGGCCTCGATTATCCCGAAGGGAACCCAGGTCGCTTCCGCTTCGACCGGTTACATATTTAGTACAGATCAAGATCTAACGATCCTCTCCGGCCTTCTCGCGGGATACGTTTCGGCGACCTGCACCGTTACCGGAGCCGGAGCGAACGATCTCGGGGACGTCTCGACGCTTGTAAACTGGAGTGGTGCGTTCGTAATCTCGGCGCTTAATACGTCTCCGACCCAGGGCGGCGCGGACGTCCAGAACGACGAAGATTTCCGGCTCCAGCTTTATAGCGCCTCCGACTCCTACAGCAATGCAGGATCGTACGGGGCTTATGAATTTTTCGCCCGGAAGGCGAGCCCGGCGATCGCCGACGTCTCGGTCGCCGGTCCGGAGGACATAGGGAGTCCGGGCGACGTTCTCGTTACCGTTCTCCTACAAAACGGGGAGTTCCCGGACGCGCCCTTTTGCGAGCTAGTCGCGGACGCGATTAACCCGGAGAATATCCGGGATCTCTGCGCAAACGTCTCGGTCGCTCCTCCGTCGGGAATCCCCTACACGGTCCAAGTCCGCTACTGGGTCGATTCGAGCCAGGTTAATAACGTTCTCGGCGTCCAGACCAACGTCAACGCGGCCTTAAATAGCTGGGTAACGGGGAATAGTCTCGCGCTCGGCGGCGCGATTAATCCGTCGACCCTCGCGACGGCGGTAATGGAGGCCGGGGCTTCTTACGTTCTCGTCGACTCTCCGGCGGCCCGGATCGGGTTAAGTAAATGGCAGGTCGGGGTTATTACCGACGACCCGATCGCCATCTATCAAGGAGTCGAGGACGATCTTCCGGTTTAACGAATGGCGACCTACTATGTAACGCCGAGCGGTGCGGGGACCGGTAACGGTTCGTTCGGGAACGAGTGGAGCCTCGGGTATTTTAACGTTACCGATCGACCGACCGGCGGCGATACGGTCGTCTTTACCGGGACCTTTACCGCGACCGTAACTCCGGCGACCTCGGGGACCGGGAACGGGGACGGACGGTTAACGCTCGATTTTACGCGGGCGACGCTCGACGATAACTCGTCCGACGCGACCGGGCTCCGCTTCTACTACAATCAGGCCTTCGTTACCGTCCTCGGCGGCGCGTTCGGGACGACGCTCGGGAACGCCGGAGGGTTCGGGGTAATGTTCGGGAATAGCGCGACCTACGAGGCCCACGATATAACGTTGGATGGTTTTACCCACGCGGGGGACGAAACGATCGGGATGCTCGTCGGCGTCTATTTACCGTACGTCTCGAATCTCGTTATCTCGAACTGGCATCTCGACAATTGTAACGGGATCGTTTTAGGGCATTCCGGCTCGAATCTTAACCACGACATTCTCATCTCGAACTGTTATGTCCGGACGAGTATTAATACACTCTACCAGACGGACATTATCCAGATCGCCGACGCCTGGAACGTGACGATCGAGGGCTGCTACCTCTGCAATCGGGCTCCCGCCGACCAGAATAACCCGTCCGACGATAAGCGGCATAACGACATTATCCAGTTTACTTCGACCGGAAACGGTAACCCTTACAATCTCGTTATCCGCTGGAATTGGATCGAGTGCTCGGCGGAGAGCGGGGACGGCTCGTCGAGCTGGATGATACTACAGGCGATGAACGGGGGGCCGAACGGGGAACCGGCGTTGCTATGTTACGGGAACGTTTTCGTCGGGACCGGGACCGACGGGAACCAGGGGATTAACGTCGGCCAAGGGTTCGAGAACGTCGGCGGGAATTATTATTTTATCGGGAATACGGTAATCCGGCATCTCATCCCGTATTATTTCCCGATCGCTTTCGCCGGGAACGCCGGGAACGTCGGTAATACCGCGCCCGCCGGGGCCGACGATACCCTATCCGGAATCTCGGCGACTTTTATCGTTACGACGACGCCCGGTAATCTCCTTTCCCTCTCGATCGTTTCGGATAACGACGCGAGCGGGACGGCGATAATGGGGCTTTACGCCGATACGAGCGGGGTCTCCGGCGTTCCAGGACATCCCGGCGCTCTTATCGCGAGTAGCGCGGTCGGGCCTTTACTCGGGGGTAACGAGACCGTTAATACCTTCGCCGTTCCGAACGGGCCGGTCGTCCCTCCCGGAAACTATTGGGTCGCGGTTGCGAGCGATACCCCGTTCGACGTTCTCTTCCATTACGGCGGCTCGACCGATACCTACGTTAATACGGCGTTCGCTTGGACGGGAACGCTCCCGCCGACCTACCCTTCCGGATCGTACAATAACCACGACTATACGGCCTGGGCGACGTTCTCCGTCTCTCCTTCGACCGGTAATCTCGATTCGAGAAACAACGTCGGAACGGCAGACCAACCCGACTTCGATAATACCGCCGGGGCCTTTTTCGTTAGTAACTCGATGGTTCCGATTGCGGCGGACTACAACTATTTCGTTTCCGTAAAGGGAGTGACGAACGCCGATACCGGCCCGCACGGGAGCCTTACCGCCGACCCGAAGTTTACCGACTATACGAATAACGATTTTAGTTTTACGGAAGCCTCGCCTTTACGGGGAGCCGGAGATCCGTCCGTCGCTTTAATCGATTCGGCGATGGGGTTCGGGATCGCGCCGGGGTCGACCTGGCCCGGGCCGACGCTCGTCCCTCGGAATCCGTACTGGAGTATAGGAGCGTACGAAGTCCCGCCGCTCCTTATCCCGACCCTCGTCGAAGCTCCGGCCTTTAAGCGAGCGCCCGCTTCCCTCGTCCAGCGGACGACCAGCTTTCTCCAGTATCTCTCTCCGGCGCTCCGGAAGGATAAGTTCTTCGTCGCCCTCGCCGAAGCGCTCGACCCGGTCCTCGCCGAATATCTCGCCAAGATCCCGGTCAATATCCTTATTTCCCGGATCGGCGGACAACCCGAAAACGTCCTCGATTTCCTCGCCGTCTACCACTTCGGGGTCGATACCTACGATCTAAATCTCTCTTATTCGCAAAAGCTCGCCTTAGTCCAAGGGGCGATCCGGAACAAGGTCAATAAAGGTACCCGGGCCGCGATTAAAGACGTCGTTGCCGTTACCTTTAACTATTGCGATATTGTCGAATGGTGGCAGGAGAATCCTCCGGCTCCTCACGACACTTTCAAGGTCGTAATAAACGACCCGCTCGTCGATCCGGTAAAGGTCGAGAAGATGGTCCGGACGATCTTAAAACTGAAGAACGTCCGGAGTTTCTTCGCGGGGATCTTTTCCTACCTCTCGGTCCCGCCCGGGACCGTCTACGTCGTAGGGGCCGTCGATCTTTACGACTACGACGTTCTCCCGTACGCGCCCCGCTACCTCTAAAGACGCGAAGCGTAGTTAGCGAACGAGATGCCTCTTTCGCCGATCGTTCTAACTAACGCCGCGCTCTCGGCGATTAACACTATTCTCGGGAGCGGCGGTACGCTCGCCTTCTCGAAGGTAATGGCGGGAAACGGTTTCGCTACCGGAGCCGACGTCCCGGCGAATTTCGTCGAGCTTAAAAGCCCGGTAATGGAGGCCAACCCGACCTCGATAAATATCGCCACCCTTTATCAGACGACAATTCGCGCTGACTTGAATTCGGCGAACGCCCCGTACGCCTTTAAGATTAATGAGCTGGGGGTTTTCTACTCGCTAAACGGGGGGACGGATTTTCTCTTCGGTTATTCGAGTACGAGCGCCGACGACGGCGATACCTTATCTCCGCCGGTTAGCGGGGCGAGCGCGATAATTAAGGACTACGTTCTTCCGGTCGTCTACGCGAGGGACGTCCCGGTCGGAACGACGGTTACCTTTACCCCGACCGTCGACCTCCATTCCGTCCGGCATCTTTCAAGTGGGGTCGATCCGATCCCGAACGCGACGAGTAATATCGGGGGACTCTGCCCCCGGACGCCGGGCGATACGACCCGGGTTTTACTCGGGGGCCCGACCGCGAGCTTCGGTACGCTTCCTCCGCACGCCCCCTCCCATCTCGATAACGGGTCCGATCCGCTACCGGTCGCGACGACGACCCGGACCGGCGCGTTAACGAAACTTTCCGGCGACGCGAACTCTTACCTAAACGGGGTTGGAGCCTGGGCGGCGGGAGTCGCTCCGGGGATCGTTCTCGATTTCGCCGGAGGAACCGCTCCCGTAGGTTTTTTAATTTGCGATGGGCAAAGTTATTCGACGACAAACTACGCCGCTCTTTTCGCCGTAATCGGGTACACCTATGGAGGGTCGGGTGCGAGTTTCCAAGTCCCCGATTGCCGAGGTCGTACGACGGTCGGAGCGGGAATCGGAGCCGGTCTAACGACCCGGCCTTTAGCCTCGAAGTTCGGCGAGGAAACCCATACCCTTAGTACCGCCGAGATCCCGAATCATAACCACCCGCTCAGCGATCCGGGCCACGCCCACTCGGTCGCGGACGGCGGTCACTCGCACGGCGTTAGCCAGAGCCCCCACGCTCACGGGGTAAGCGACCCAACTCACGCCCACTCGGTCCTCGATAACGGGCATAACCATCTGGCCTTTTTTAGCACGAACTCGGACGGAGGGATTCCGCCTCAAGCGGGCAGGGATAGCATTCCGCCCTATGGGAGCGCCGGAGCCCACTCCGACTACGGGGTCGTCTACGGGACGACCAATGTCTGGTGGTTGGACGCCTATACTTCGACGAGCCGGACCGGGATCGGGATCTACGGGGCGGCGACTGGAATTGGAATTTTTGGAGCGAACGCGAACATCGGGATTAACGGCTCGGGCGCGGGGATCGGAATCTACGGTTCGGGAACCGGGATAAGTATCGCGGCGACGGGAGGGGGAGCGGCCCATAACAACTGCCAGCCTAGCATCGCGCTCAATAAGGTTATCAAATACTAGATGGCTATACATTATAAAATCGATCTCCTAAACGACGAAGCGCTACAGACCTTCGAAGTAAAAGTCGGAGACGTCTTAACGCTCGACGTCCCTTCGGGAGACGGCGGTTTTACTTCGGGCTATCACGAGGTCCTCGCGATCGAGAAGGACGATCTCGGGATCTACGACGGAGCCCATTATACCCGGGTTACGCTAACCTTAAAGGAGACGACGGCTCCGGAGTAAAGGCGAGATGGCTACGATTAATTATCCAATCGTCGTCGAGGCGAACCGGGATTTTTATCTCCCGGTAAATCTTACGTCGTCGCTCGGTAACCCAGCGAATTTGAGTTCTTACCTCTGCATGATGACGGTCAAGAAGGCGGTAACCGATACCGACGCGAACGCCCTTTATAAGTCGGCCCCCTGGAGCCAGAATTTACCCTTCGGCTCGTTTACTTTTAAAATTTCCCGAACGCAAAATAAGGGCTGGTACCTAATGCCGCCGAGCGGTTCGGGCCCGATTTCGACGACGATCGTTTACGACGTTTCGGTCCAGGACGCCGCCGCCGTCCCGAATTGGACGACGTTAATGACGGGGCCGGTTTCCGTCGTCGCGGTCGTTACCCAATCTATTCCCTAAAAATCCTCTTTATCCTATGCCGACTACGATTACTCCGCAGCCCCAAGCGATCGTTCTCTCCCTTCCCGAATCGAAGGGCGATAAAGGCGATAAAGGCGATCGAGGGATTCAGGGGATCCAAGGTAACCCGGGGCAACCGGCGAACTGGCGGGGAACCTGGTCGTCGACGACGACCTACGGTCTAAACGACGGGATCTATTATAACGGGGGAAGCTACATCGCGATCGCCCCGAATATTAATAAGCCGCCCGACGTTAATCCGGGTTTCTGGCAGCAAGTCGGAGCCCAAGGGCTACAGGGGATCCAGGGCGTCCAGGGGGTACAAGGGATCCAGGGCGTTAATACTTTTACGACGACGACGACGGATTTTACCGTTCCGTCGGTCGGGTTTACGAATCCCGTCTCCGTTCTCGACGCGAGCTGGGTCGTACCGGGCCAGTACATCTGGTTAGCGGGCGGCGCGGGAGCGGGCGTCGGCGGTTCGCTCCAGGTCCAATCCAAGGCCGGGAACTCCTTAACCCTTTTAAATCCGGCTCCGCTTCCCGGAGTCGCGGTCGGCGGAACTTTCGTCGCGCTCGGGGCGCTCTTTAGTTCGGGCGGGGCGACCGGAAGTAAAGGCGATAGCCTCCCGATCGGCTCGATCTTTATGTTCGGGTCGAATACGCCTCCGGCGGGTTGTCTGCTCTGCGACGGGACGGCGGTTAGCCGCTCGACCTATAACGTCCTCTTCGGGATTTTCGGGACGAGCTTCGGAGCCGGGAACGGTTCTTCGACCTTTAATCTCCCCGATCTCCAAGGCCGCTTCCCGCTCGGGACCGGAGCCGGGGGCGGTTTAACGACCCGGGCCCTCGCCGCGAAAGGGGGCGAAGAGACGCACGCTCTCGCGATCGGCGAACTCGCCGCCCATACCCATCCCGGTATTAATCATCTCCACCCCTTTACCGGCGTCGACCATCTCCACTCGCTCCAGGGGCATACTCACGTCGGCGTCAATCACCTCCATAATATGGACCATTACCATATTATCCCGGCGGGTCAATTCTCCCACTCCCATACGTACGTCTGGCCCGCGAACGCCGGAAACCAGTGGGGCGTCGCGACTGCCGCTTGGGGTCAGCTTACTAGTAATACCGGCGTTACGGCTCTTCCCCAAGGCAATACCAATTACGCTAGCCAGACGAACGGGGCCTGGGTTAATACGGGAGCGTGCGATAGAGATTTAACGACGAGCGGGCCGAACGTTGGGACGACCGGCGCTTCGGATCGTTCGCTCGCTTCTTCGACGGGAGCGGCGGACCGCGACTTAACGACCGGGGCGACCGGGTCCGGGTCGGGGCATAACAATATGCCGCCCTTCCTAGGGATAGCTTTTATGGTAAAGGCCTCCTAATTTGAATACGAGCGCCTATAGCGTCCCGATTACCGTCTTCCGGAACCGTTCCTGGTTGCAGAGCTTTACGCTTTACGACTCCGGCGGTAACCCTTTCGACGTCTCGAACGATACTCTCGCCTTAGCGATTATCCCGACCGGGCCCGGGGTTAGCGGGGCGGCTCCGCTCGTTACCGAGACCGGCCCGCTCGTTACCGGGGACGGCGGTAACGCCGTCGTCTTTACGGTCGGGGACGAGGAGATGGGCGGGCTAACGGCGGGAGCCCCCTATAACTGGCAGTTTATCCGCCGTCCGGGCTCGGGCTCGGGCGCGGCCTCCTATAGTACGGTCGTCGTCGCCGGGCCGCTTCTCGTTAACGATTCTCCCCCTCTCCCTTCTCCGTAAATGCCCGACATCGCCGTAACGAGTAACGAGAATAAGATCGTCGTCTACAATACGACGGAGGAGATCCTCGTCGTTTTAGGACAGCCGATGGTCCCCGTCGAAGGCGGTAGCCAGGGGCCTCCCGGCCCGATCGGTCCTCCCGGTCCTATTGGTCCGCAGGGCCCGAACGGCGGTCCCGGACCGAAAGGGGATAAAGGCGATAAAGGCGATACGGGGGCGACCGGTAGTACGGGACAGCCCGGCCCGATAGGCCCGGCGGGAAGTACCGGCGCTCAGGGGCCTCAAGGGATCCAGGGGGCGACCGGCGCTACGGGCTCCCAAGGCCCAGTCGGCCCGACCGGCTCCCAGGGGATTCAGGGGCCGAAAGGCGATACCGGCGATACCGGCCCCGCTGGCCCTCAGGGCCCGCAGGGTATCCCCGGAACCTCGGGATCGGGTTCAGGAGATATGTCGAAATCGACCTACGATACCGCGAATCGCGGTTACGTAGATCGGGCGGTCCTAGCGGATAAAGCGACGGTTCTTTCGACCGCCGGTACGACTCATCAATTCTGGAAGAACGGGAACGCTTGGGGGACGCCGGATTACTCGGATCTAACCGGAACGCCCGCGATCCCGGCGGCGAGTAGTACGAACCCGGCGATGGACGGGACGGTCGCGGTCGGAACCGGGACGACCTTCGCCCGCTCGGACCACGTCCATCCGAGCGATACGAGTCGGCTCGCGGTCGGAGCCGCGCCGACGGCGCACGCTCCGAGTCATATTTCCGGTAGCGATATTATCCCGACCTTTACCCGGACGGCGATCGGGCTCGCTCCGGCTTCCGGCGGAAGTTCCGGAACGGCGAATTTTCTCTGCGAGAACGGGACTTGGTTAAATCCGGCGAGCGGAGCGATCGCCTATAACTCGGAGACGTGGAATTGGACGACGAAGACGACCGACGCGAATACCTCCGGGCAGCTCGGCCTTAACGCCGGACCCTGGGCCTCGGCGACGGCGATTAATGTAAACGTACAGGCTTCGGATAACCGGGATATGACGACGGCGTTCCAGACGCTTTTCGTTAGCGGGAACGAAATCCTGCTCCAGATGAAGACGGACTCGACCCGGTTCGCCCGCTATACCTTAACCGGGAACGGAACGGCGACCGGGAACTGGTGGTCGTTTCCGGTAACCTGTACGTCGAGCGGAGGAACGATCTTAACCGGGAATACCCCGACGATTTTAACCCTAATCTCCCACTCCGGCCTTCTTTCCGGGGCCGGGGATATGTTAAAATCGACCTACGATACGAATCTCGACGGCGTCGTCGACTCGGCGTCGAGTGTACCCTGGAGCGGGGTAACCGGCGCTCCGGCGGTTCCGGCGGCTTCGACGACGACCCCGGCGATGGACGGGACGGCGACGATAGGCGTCGGGACGGCCTACGCCCGTAACGATCACGTCCATCCGACGGATACTTCGCGACTCGCGGTCGGAGCCGCGCCGACGGCACACGCTACATCTCATAAGAGTGGCGGTTCGGACGTTCTCGCGCTCGATACCTTCGGAGCGACGACGGACGTTACTACACTCAATTCGAGCCTTACCGCGCACGGCCTCTTACCGAAGCTCGGCGGCGGAACGACGAACTTTCTCCGGGCCGATGGAGCGTGGGCTCCGCCGCCTTACGATCTCGCCCTTTTCGCTCCCGGTAAACCGACGGCGAGCGCCCTTATCTCGCGCTTCCTCTTTAACCGCTCCGTTAGTTTCCCGATCGGTCTAACCGGTTCCGTCGCTTCGGCGGGAACGGCGGCGACCGCCTCGACGGTTTTTAACCTCGCGAAGAACGGATCGAATATCGGGACGGTAACCTTCGCGGCGAGCGGGACTTCCGGAACCTTTAGCTTTAGCTCCGCCGTTTCGTTCGCGAGCGGGGACGTCTTAACGATAACCGCTCCGGCGACTCCGGATACGACGCTCGCCGATATTAGCGTAACCCTTACCGGAACCCGGCTCTAAACCCCCGATGGCGATTACCGTACCGCAAATTAAAAAGGGGAATTCGAGTAGCGGGACCTCCGCTTCCGTTACCTTAGCGACGACGACGACCGGAAATACGCTCGTCGTCGTAGTTAGCGCGTACAACGCCGCCGCGAACTTAACGGTAACGACGATGGGGGTCTCGACGGGCTCGATTAGCTCGGCGGCTAAATTCGGCGCGTTCGCCGGAATAGCGGGAACTTACGCGCCGATTGAGGTCTGGGTAGCGCCGAATATTACCGGCGGGACGACTCCCCTCCTAGTCGTTAATCTTAGCGGAACGACGAGCGCGACGGATTTTTTCGCCTACGAATTAGCCGGGATGTCCTCGGCGACGGTTCCGGACGGGACGGCGGCGGGAGCGGCGAACGCGGCGGCGACGGCTTGCGTTACCCCGATTATAACGACGGCGAACGCGGGGAGTATCGTTTTCGGGGTTTTCTCCCCGGCGAACGTTATATCGAGCGGGGGGAGCGGCTGGACGGGATCGCTCGTCGGGCAGACGACCGGTTCGTTAACCGAGTACGCGATTCAAACCGCCCCCGGAACGTCCCAAGCGACCGCTACCCAGAATCCCTCCGGAGTTTACGCGAGCTACATTTTCGCGCTCGCTCCGACGGGCGGCGTCGTTCCGTCCCGGCCTCCCCAAATAATCGTAGTTAATTAATATGGCCGAGAACGGTTCTAAACCGAGTAATGGTAAGCATACGACCGACTGGTCGAAAGTAATCGGCGGCGCGTTGGGAGTGCTTATTCTGGGGCTGCAAGGGGTAAACCTTAGCGAATTAACCCACGTCGGCGCGGCGGGCGACGCCCGGGCCGAATCGCTCCGGGCGATCGAGGAGGAAGGTAGGCAGCGGGCCGAAGCGCTTAAAGGGATCGCTACCTCCGTCGACCAGAATACAAAGATTCTCGAAACGGTCGAGACCTCGATCGAGCAGAACTCCAAGATTATCGCCGACGGGTCGAAGATGCTCGACTCGGATTCGAAGGCTCTCCAGAACCAGCAGAAGATTCTCGATCTACTACAGCGGAACCTAGACGCCCGGGCGAAAGCGGAGCCGAGCCCGTAAATGGAACGCTGGAAGCTAGTCCTCGCGTGGGGTTGCCTAGCGATGTTTTTCGGGATCCCGCTCCTTACCCTTACGCTCCATCTCGTAAATCTCGCGAACCCGGCGGCTTTCTCCGCCCATTTACCGGAGTTTAAATACTTCGCGGATTACCTTCGGACGATTACGGCGATAATTATTTCGCTCGCCGGACTCCATACCGTGGAACTTTTTAAGAAGTAGCTACGGTAAGACGCCGGTCTCGACGAGTTTAACGGCGAGAGCGTGCCCCTCGACCGCTTCCGCGTCCTGGACGCGTTTAACCTTCTCTTCGTCTTCGTCGTCCATTCTAGTTCTTTCCCCGGGCTTTCCGGGCGCGGATTTCGCGGAGCTGCGCCTCGGAAGGAGGAGCGACGACGATCTCTTCTTCCTTCTTAAAGATCTCTATCGCGCAGGGAACGCAGACGATCCGCTTCCCTTCCGGGCTCGACGTAGCTCTCCAGACTTTCGCCCCGCAGACAGTACACCGTTCCCGTACGGAAAGTAACTCGGGAACCCGACCTTTAACGATCCGGGTGCAGACCAGTATTTCGGCTTTTTCGTTCATTCGAGATTGGCTCTCTCTTGCTCTCTTCTAGTTCGACCCAGAACGCGATCGCGCTGAGGCTACCGTTGTAATCTTTCGGGATCCGGCCTTCTCTCTTCCAGCGCCGTAACGTCTCCCTCGACCACTTATCGTTAAGAAGGTAGAATCGGAGAAGCTTAAGCGGGTTTCTTCTCATCGGCGGTAAATAGCTTCTCGAAATATTCGGTCGAAACGGGAACCGTTAAGCGGAGATGGACGTCGATCGTCCGGGTTCCTTCTTCGAGCGCGAGCGCGGCTTCCCGAAGTTCCGAGAAGCTCGCGTAGACCCGGGTTATTAGCTTTAGGCTTACCTCGGCGAGCCCGACGAATTGGCCGTTCGCGTAGACGAAGGCGATTAGTTTTTCTTTGTCTTCCATAGCGTCCCCCATCGGAACATTAACGCGCCCCATATTATCCCCCCGACGAAGGAAGCTCCGACCGAATTATCGGTATCTTTCCCGAAAACGGATTGGGAGAGAAGAGCGATTAGAATAAACCCTCCGAAGAAGACTACCCACCAGACGGGCGACCGGAGGTAGCGGGTACTCATAGAGCCGCCTTTTCAACTAGGAAATAACGAGCCGCGTTTAGTTTACCGGTCATCCGAATAAACCCTAGTTTCCGGAGATTGGAACGGACGGGGCCTTGATTCGCATAGGGTAACGTTTCGTCTAAGCTAAATATTAAAGCTGCGAATTCCCGAGGAGTTAGCCCCGTTTCCGTTCGCGGAAAAACCGCTCGTAAACGTTCTCCTAGTTGGGTATACTTAGCGTTAGCTTTATCTATCTTTTTTCTAACGGACGATCGTTGCGCCGCCGCTCGTTGTAGATGCATCTTTTCGGGATTTCTCTTCCAAGCCTCCCGACAAGCTTCGTGGGCTCTAGATCGGAGTTCGTTAAATCGTTCGGGCTCGGCCTCTAAAGCCTTTAGAAACCCTCCGGCCATAGCGGAAATCGTAGCCGCCGATTTTTCTGGATTCCGTTTATGCCAATCGGCTCTCATCGCCGACATTTCTTCGCTATGGGTCGCTTTCCACTCTGCCGCCGCCGCGAGCGGAACGATTAAACTTAACCGAAATTCTTCGGGGTTCTCCTTCTTCCACTTCCTCGCCGCTTCCGTCGCGAGGGGTTGGTTCTTAAGAGCGAGCGCTCTTACTTCGTCCGGATGCTCCGCTTGCCATTGCTTAACTTTTTCTAAAAGAGCCTCTATCCGTAAGGCTAACGCTACGATCATCTTATCGCTCGGATTCGCCCAAGAGGCCCTCTGGGCCGCTTCGCAATTCATCGAGATCGTTAATTTCTTTAAGAAATTCTGGTATTGTACTAACTCTAAAGTTTTGTCGTCCATATAGATCCTTTCGGGAAGGACGTCTCGGGGAAACCCGAGACGTCCCGTTTCCAAGGATTTAGAATCCTTCGGCGACGATCTTCGCCGCGATCCGGACGATCGGATCGAGATTCCGTTTTAGAGTCTCGATCTTCTTCCGAGGAAGAAGATCGAGCGCGGTCGTAATCTCTCCGAAGGTAAGCTCCATCTTCGAGAACCCTTGCGACTGGGAGATAAGTCTATCGAGATGCCGCTCGTACTTCGGGTCGAGCGTCTCGGCGGCTTTCGCCGCTTCTTCCGCTTTCGCCGCTTCTTCCGCCGATTTCTTCGCGGCGGCCTCGATCGCTTTCGCCGATCGCTCCGCCCGTTCGGCTTCCTCCTTCGCCTTTAAGGCTCGGGCGTCCGCCGCTTCCTTAAGCGCGGAATCCTTCGGGACCGCGACCGGCGGAATTACTTCCCCTTCGACCGCGACCGGCTCCGGAGCGACGAACTTCGCCGCGTCCTCTTCCGCTTTCGCGGCGGCTAGGGCGCTCGCTTCGGCCCGCTCCTTCGCTTCCCGGGCCTCCTTAATAAGCGCCGCCTTCTCTTCCTCTAGACGGCGGACCTCGGCTTCGTGGTAGGCTTTAAGCTCCCGGGCGGCTTTCTCCTTCGCCTCCCGTTCCTTCGCCGCCTTCTCCCGCTCGTACCTCTCCGCCCGGATTTTCGCTTCCTCGGCGAGACGAAGATCGCGCTGCCTCGCGTCCTCATTCGTCTGGGCCCAGTGCTCGAAGTCGCTCGGGTTCCGGAGACCGAGACGGCGGAGCTGGTCCGCCATCGGCTCGACCGGGGTACCCCCGAAATCGATAATCTCGGAAGGGATGAGACTCTGGAACTTATTAATAAGGTCCATATCCCAGTGCAGGTTATGCCCCGCCGAGACGTAGAGATTAATCTTTTCGAGCGGAAGCTTCGGAAAGAGCCGCTCGACCGTCCGGTCCCAGGCGGCGGGCGTCGCGCCCATCGCGGCGGCCTTCTCGCGCATATGGCGGAAGGCGAGGCAGGACCGCCCTAACGCGACGGTCGCGTCGAAGTACGCCTCGTCCATCGCCCCGAAGTAATCCTTCGGGATCGAGCTAAACCTACCTAGCTCGGAATTTAACCAATCGACTAAACTAACTGTCATAATAGATACTAGTACCGGCCTGGTTACCGGCGGGTTACGCTCCTCGGGGTTAATCCCTCCGGACACCGTAACAGGTGAGCGAAACTATCTATCGCTATTTAAAGAAGAACGGCTACTACCTACATTTCGCGTCGATTTTCCGGCGGCGAGTAAGAGCTTCTCCAACGAGATAAGGATGAATTCCCGCGTTTCCCGCCGTCCGTCGAACTCCGGGCTACCGAAGAGTTCGAGATAAACGTCGGCGATTTTTCCCGAATAGCGGGGATCGTTCGGAAAGGAGCGGAGATTCGGAAGGTTAGCGCGGAGAGCGTAAATCCGGAGATACCGGTCGACCGTTTCCCGGTTTAATCCGAGCGTACCCTCCGCGATCGCCTTATCTAACTTCTGGCGGTTTCGAAACGTCGCGAGCGACTTCCCGAAACTAAAGAGCAAGAGAAGGGTATCGAAGAGGTGAGACCCGATTTCGGCGGGGAAATTTTTTATAAACCTATCCCGGAGTTCGTCGTCGTTGTCGTTCATATCTTACCTCTCTATATTTCGCGTCGATTTTAAGCCTCTAGCGACACGCTACTAACCGCGAAGACCGGGATAAAGTGTTCCTCGCCTTCCCCGGCCCCGTAAACGATTAGGTTCGTTCCTTTACCGGACGGATGCGTACTAACGAAGTCGCCGACCGGGATCCGGAACCGGCGTCCATCGTTTAGATAGACGCTAAACGGCGAGTTCCCGTGTTTATGGGCGAGGATTTGTTCGAGGACGGTCATATTACTCCCTTACATTTCGTGAGGGAATTTCGTTTTTTCGGGGGTAATCGCGAAGTAGCGTTCCGCCGTCTCCCGGTTAGTTAGGGCCCGGTAGTGTTTATGGACGATCGCCGGGGAGTTACCGGCGAGAGCCGCCGTCTTATTCTCGTCGCTCGTAAGGGCGTAGAAATAGCTAATAAAGGAATGCCGGAGGGCGTTATTCTTCCAAGGGGTAAGCCCGGCTTCGGCGGCGACTCGTCGGCGGATCCTTTCGAGCGACCGAGGGTGGAGAAGTAGCGGCCCGCTACGGCCTCTAAACGGCCGCAGGAACGCTTTTAGGTTCTCGGTAAGCTCTACTACCCGGCGGGAGCGGGTCTTCGCCTTAGAGGCGCTAATAACGATTTCCCGCTCCTTAATATCCTCCCAGTTTAAGCGGGCGATCTCGCCCCATCGTACCCCGGCGAAGGCGGCGATCGCGTAGAGCGGACGTATTTCTTCCGGGGAAGATTTTAGGAGACGTTCGATCTCCTCCGGGGAGAGAATCGTAATCTCTTCTTCCCCGCCGTTCGCTTTAAAGGTCTCGACCCCTTTCATTGGGTTCGAAGCGAGATAGCCCGCCTTAAGCGCGGCCTCTAAAATCTGGGAGCCGTAGGCCCGGTGCCGCTTTTTACTCCGGGCGGCGAGCGGCATCTCCGCGAGCCACTCCGTAAGCTTCTCCGGGGAAATATCGATTAGAAGGGTCTCGCCGAAGTAGCCGGTCATCCGCTTTAGGGTTTCCCGGAGGCTTTCCGCCGCCCGGGGACGAAGCCGACCGGTCGAAAGACGGTCGTTTATTTCCTCCCGGTACTCGGCGGCGAAAGTCGCGAAGGGCTTCGAGCGGATAACCAACTGGCGGTGTTCGAGAGCGGTCCGGACGGCGTCGAGAATCGAGAGCCCGGTCCCCTCTAAAAGATCCCGGGCCCGGGAAGCTTCGAGCCGGAGTTCGGCGTCGATCGTTATCTTCGAACCGTAGGCGGCGATCTCCCGGTTCCGCCAGGCCGCTTCCGCTTTCGCCTCCTTTTCGGTCGCGAACCAATGTTGCTTTAATTTTCCGTCGACGTATCCGACTATCCTCCAGGCTTTACCGTGGTAAGGTTTCGAGCGGCGGACTTCGAATTGAGTAGGGCGGGGCTTCGGCATACCCCGATTACTACGGAGGATAACGTTAAATTTTAAAGGCAAACCGCTCCTTTCGGATACTTTAAGACGCTTTAGAGAGGTTCGCTCCCTAAGGAGCCTCTAAACGCGAGCGGGTTCGAGTCCCGTACGCGCTGCTCTCTAAGTTACTTATTTTAAGGGGTTTATCGTTTTGCATAGAAACAGGTTAACGTTAAAAGAACGTTATCCTTACGCGTCCCAGTTCGAGACTTCGTGCATCGTTTCGATTTTCGGGACGGTAAAAGTAACCGAGACGAGATGGGCCTTCGTCCATCCTTTCATCCCGGCGGTCTTCTTTACGGTTACGTAACCGAGCCGGATAAGGCGTTTAAGAACTTGAAGAGATCGCTCGTCGGGCGGCGAATACGAAGGCCACGGGACGAGCGATCCCGCGATCCAATTCCACGGTTCCTCCTTTTCGAACTCCCGCATCCGCCCGTAAATATAAGCCGCCGCTTCTAGATCGGCTTTCTCCTCGAAAAGATCGAGCCCCTCGGCCCAAGCCAATCCCGCTTCGTCCCGAACCGCTTTATTCCGGGCGAGTTTTTCCCGGGCGGTAAAAAGCCGGGTCCGAGCGGCTCGGAAGGCCGCTCCTTTTTCTAGTTCGACGACCCGTTCGTAATCGAAGAGGTAGACTCTTCGACCGTATTGGATCCGGCGGATTTCGTCCGGTTCTCCGAGTAATTCCCGGATCGTCTTCCGGGTCCAATGACGGGTTAATAAATCGGTCTGAGTAAATCGCATATTACTGTTATACATTTCGCGTCGTTTTTTCGGTTTTACGCCCCGAAAGCGGTCTTGGCCCGGAAAGTATTCCGTTCGAGGTAGGCGTCGAGGTCCCGCTTTAGGAAGCGCCAATGGGTACGGTCGAGCCGGGCGTAGGTTATCCGGCCCCGTTTCGCCGTAATTCGTAGCCGTACCGGCGGAAGGCCGAGATATTCCGCCGCCTCTTTTAGGTCGAAGACTTCTTTCGCGTCTTTCATCTCCTCTTAAGAACGGGAAGACGTTTTAAAACGCCGAAAAACGGGAAGAAGCCTTTCGGATCGCTACGGAACGAGCTGGCCTTAAGAATCGTGCGATCGGGGTCGGTCCGTAATTCTCCCGGAGAATGCTTCCGCTTATAATAACGATCCCTTCGAAGGGACGAGTCGGTCGAATAAAAACGCTCGAAGTTTTACCGGCGAGCTGGAAAGAGCTTATCTACGTCTTTACCCCGGCGGAGGAAATCGAAGCGCATCGGCGCGAGCCCTACGTTTCCCGGGTCGCCGGATTCGTCGCCGACCGGAAACCGGGAATAACCGGTAGTTGGCAAACGCAATTCGATTTCGCCGCCGAGAACGGGATCGAATGGATGTGGATGTTCGAGGACGACGTTTACCGGATCGATTACTGGCCCGATTTAGAGCGGTACGAAAGCCGTCGGGCGAACGAGGCGAAGATCGAGGAGATGGCCGAACTCTTTCTCGACCTCTTCGAACGGGAACGGATCGCGATGGTTGGGCTCCTAAACCGGGGCGCTTCGAAGCAGAAATTCCCCGTCCCGCTCGAATACGCCGTTCGGATCCACGGCGTCTGGGCGGTAAACGTTCCGACGCTCTTAAAGATCGGGTTCCGGTTCGACGAGTTCGGCCCCGATTTCTACCAGGCCGACTTCCATCTCCAGCTCCGCCTCCTCGAATCCGGTTACCGGAGCGTCCGGGTGCAGACCTTTAATTGGGACCAGGGCCGTTCGAACTCTCCCGGCGGCGCGAGCGATACCCGGAACGCCGAGACGCAGCGCCGAAGCTCCGAGATCCTCGCCCGGGAGCATCCTCTAACCGTAAAGCTCCGGAGCGTACGGTCGAAAAAGTGGGGAGCGGGGAACGGGGATCTCGCCGAGCGGGTCGACGTTACCGTTCGGTGGAAGAAAGCCCTCTCCAACGTTGGAGAATTGAATCGTCCCGTCGCATTGACCAGCGTCGCAGCTCGCTATAGCTCTTAATATTAAGTATTCTGGGAAAAGAAAGGGTTTGGATCTTAAAGAAAAAAGCTATAGCGAAATGCGACGGCACTCAATGCGACGGGACGATTGGATTTGTGTAATGTTTTCCGCTACTCCCCGAGGAGATCGAGCTTTTCCCACTCTTTCCCTACCCATTCCGGCTTTAGCGTTACGATCCAGGTTTCGTGCGCCTTACGGGTCCGGACGCGTACTGTAAAATATTCGTTCGTATCGGAAGCCGCGTAATCCCGGAGCGAGGCGAGGATCTTCCAATGGGTCGAGAGATCGTAGATCGTCCGGAGAAAGGTCCGACCGAAGCGAGCGATCAGTTTCGTTTCGATGTCCCGACCGCTTCCGACGAACTGGGGTATCCGGCTCGTAAAAAGCGACGCCGCGAAAAAGAGCGGAAGAGCAGCGATATATTCGTCGGACCCGACGAGACCGAGTTCGGTTTCGCCCGTATCGTCTCTCTGTTCCTTAGAAGGTTTACGCGGCGGAGGGTTTAATTTCTTTTCGAGCCAACGGAGAACTCCCGCTTTCGCCTTTTTAAAGTCGGGATCGGGCATCCGGCACTTATCGTCGAGATCCGGTTCCGAGTTATCGCGGACGATCGCCCAGAGAATTACCGATCCGCTTCCGGGGACGATTCTTCCGTTGAAGAAAAGTGCGCAGGTTTCGTCGCTTACTTTAATTTCGCCGTAATCGTCGTAGCCGTTCGACCGGGGTTCCCACTTCGACTCTACGATCCAGTATTTTCCGTCGAACGGAAACTTTCCTAGAAGGTCGCGGGCTAACCCGGCTTTCGCGCTTAAGTCGTTAAGCGAGTCGGTCGGAAAAGAGTTTACTTCGCCGTCGGAGGCGGTATTTTCCATCTGGAAGTTGGCCCTCCTGTTTGGGGGTTAATTTTTTACTTCGTCCAAAAATTGTACTGGTTTTGAGAAGGCGATCCTGTCCGGGATCGCCTTTTCGTTTCGGGGTTTAAAAAGTGGACGGCGCGTAAATACCGGGCCCGTCCGGGGGAGAAGAAATTCGGGGCGAAACGAAAATTTCGCTTCCGTCGGCGGGGGGAAAGCCGTACGATCCGAGTCTACTTGCATATTTAGTCCCGGGCTTAGTTTGGCGACGACGGCCCGGGACTTTTCTTTTCTAGCGGAAAGCCTCGCCGGAGGCGAGATAAATAAAAGCGGGGACGATCGCGCTAGCCGGAAACGCGTAAGTCGATCGCGTCCGGGTTACTTTACCGTAATCCGGGCGGCTGGTGTAACCCCAGCTCCCGGCACCTTCTCTTAAGTAAGCGTTTTCCGGCTCGTAGTTCCTTTCCGGGATGCTTTACGAGAAACGCCGCTACGGATTCGGTCCGACCTTCGACGAGGCGACCGCGATCCGGGTCTACGAGCTTCTAAAAGCCGGGAATCTCGTAAAGAATATCGCGCTCGAAGTCGGCCTTACGGAAGCCCAGGTCGGCTCGCTCCGTTCCGGCGGAACCCGGACCTACCGTTACCTCTTCGTAAAGTACGAAGTCTTTATCCGGAAGATAAAAATGTCCCGGAGCGAGAAGCCGTTCGGCTACGTCGACGACGGTTTCGATCTCCGGAATTGTAACCCGGCCTTACGGAACCGGGCCGACGAAAAACTGCTAACCGACCCGTGGCGAGTTTATAAATTATCGCTCGAATCGCCGAACCTAATGCCGATGAATCCGCCGCCGAAGAAGAACGGTATTTACCGGGCGATTATGGAAGACATAACCGCTAATAAGCATCGGGGCTCTCCCGAATCGGTCGCCGCTTTTAAGCGGATCGAAGGGAATATCGCGAAGGAGCGAGCCCGCGTCCTTTCCGTTCTCGTCGCGAATCCCGGCGGTCTAATCGCCCAGGAGATCGAGGACGTACTCGAAATAAGCTGTTGCTCGGTCTCGGCCCGGATGGCGGAATTAAAGAAGAGTGGTCTAATCGCTCGTAAACTCCTTAGGGTCGCTCCGGACGGTAAACCCGAGTACCTAAGGCGGAAAACCCGTTCGGGCGCTACGGCGGGCGTCTACGTCGTTTCCGGGCCGGATCTCGATTCGAAGAATTCCGCCTCGCTAATCGCGACCGAGCTTGGAAGTCGGACGATCCCGTTTAACCGGTCTTAAACGTTGGCGATCGAGAGTTCCTTAAGCTCGAACCGTTCGGTAAAGTAGACGCCGTTTTCTTTGTTAAGGAATTGCATTACCCCGAAATCGGGATCGAAGCGGACGTTAATTAAAATGCCGGTTCGTCCATCCGGCGTTTTAAGGGTTAGACCGATGGCGAGATGATAGGTATCGGATAGACGCTGTACGATTTCTGGACTTAACATAAAATTTTGTATCCTTACCGGGCCGCTCGGGAAAATAAGCGGACGGAGACTAGCCGGAGAGTGTCTCTGCATTAGAAATAACCCCGGCAGCGGGCGGATAGATGTGCTTATCTAGGCCGCTCGCGACTCTTTCTCTTTTATGACGTTCGACGAGGAAATAAACTACCTAGCCGGTCGCGGGTTCCGTTTAAAGCGGGTCCGGATTACCGACGTCGAGGACAAGGGTAATAAAAAGGAAAAAATCCGGGCCGGATTCGAGGTTACCAACGTCCGGGGCGAGTTCTTTCTCTACCGTTTAACCTACGATTTCGATCTAAGTAAACGGCTTCCGTCCGGAAGTAGTTTCGTCGGACGTTTCCTTACCGCCGGAGAAGCTTTCTTCCGGTCGCGGTAAACGGTAATTATCGGGCGCTTATGAACGACGAAAATATTTTACGGATTCCGATAACTTTAAAGAAACGGACGCCGGAAGAAACGAAGGCTTATTTCGAGGGCTTTCTCGCGGGTCTCGTAGCGTCCAAATCGGCGATCGAGAAATCGATCGAAAATTACGAGACGACTTACGCGACGGCTTGTAAACTGTTTATAAAGAAGAGCGACGGGTAATGAAGCTCGAATCTTATAAAACGGAATATGGAGACGAGGTCGTAGCCGCCGAAGACGTCCGGGCGATAATTAAAGAGGCTTTCGATGCGGGGTGGGACGGGGCTATAAAATGGTCCCGATCCGAATATCCCGACAATATGGGTCGGAAAATCTACGTTGAGGAGTTGGAGAAATTTCTGAGAGAACAACATCTTCTTTCGTGAGAAATAGAATTTCTATTAATGAACTGTGTAAGAAGAACTACTTCTATAATTATGAGTAGACTAGAGCGGCTGGAAAAGGATATTGAGAAGCTGAAGAAGCTCCTCCGGAAACGTCCGCCGCCGACGACTCTGGATTGTAGTGGAGTCGTCTTTCATCCCGGCGTTAAAGTCGTCGGGAAAATAAATCTTCCCGGGAGAGGGGAATAAATTAACTACCACTGGCCCTACTTACGGCTTCTCTTCCGGTTAAAAGAGTTCTCGGCCTCGATCCTAGGCCGGAGATCCCCGGTTACCCGCTTCTTCTTAAACCGGATGCTAGCCGAGGTTCGAAATTACGACGAGACCGGGCGTACTTAGAGTAACGAGTTTAAAATATTATGGCCGAAAATACCGCTCCCGAAAACCCGAATCCTCCGGCTTCTATTCCGCCCGAG